CCATTATTATAGAAATCCTTAACTCCGTGAAATCCAATTTTTAATAAGTTGTTACCATCAACAATTAGTGTTTTGGTCATTTAATTTTTTTAAGTCGTTTGTAAATACTTTTTACTCGTCAGAATCATCATCAGATTCGTCCAAAGAATAATCTGAATATCCTAATTTTGTTTCCCAATAATCTGAATATTCTTTCTTATAGTTATCCAATGATTCTTTTGTGTCTGCAATATAACCTTGTGGTACCGCAATGATCTTACCATCTTTATATCCAATACCATTAACGTGGTTTTTCAATATTGAGATCTTTGTTCTGATTGCAAATGATACTTTTCTACCATTCTTAGTTGCGTCAATGTGACTAATACCTGCCTTTTTTTGATTACCAAATAAGAACACTAAACTACTCGCCAACCATACTGCTTCACCACCTTTTGCTTTGATTTCAGGTTGTCCAAATGGATTATCAGGAAGTAATACCCAAGGTTGATTTAAGATCACTAAAGTGTTGTAATAAGGGTAATCTTCTTTTTTAGATTTTGAGATTCTTGAATGAATTCCCATACCAATTTTATCTGCAAGTACCTTAGCGTTGTGCATTCCTCCACCCTTTCCGTCAAAAGTCATCTGACAAGGTATAGATCCAATACTATCCCATAAAAACAATAAGTTATAAGGAATATCTCCTTTTTCTTGAGCATCAAGAATGTCATTAATAAATTCAGTTGATTGTTCAATCACATCAAACGAATCATTAAAAATAAACATACCATCATACTCACCAAGTTCATTTTTTTCTGCTTGTAACCCCAATTCAATTGCGTGTTCCCACGACCATTTCTTTTCAGTTATAATAAGAACAGGTAAATGTCCTTTTCTTTGGGCGTCTGCTGCCGCAAGGATCATTGCCGTTGTCTTTGACGTATTTGAGTGACCCAAGAACATATTTATACCACCCATAATAGGTCCCGGTAATCCTGATGCCTCCATAAATGCTTCACCACAATTATAAAAACTTTCTGGTTTATATTTTGTTTTTGTTGAGAACTTACCCTTGATTACATCCAAAGATATTTCTTTCTTTTTTATTGCCATAATAATTTGTTTGTTTTTTTAAAAGATAAAAAAAAACATAGACACTCAGTCTGTCCAAGTGTCTATGTTAAAGTTTATTTAGAATGGTAATTCCTCGTCAACCTCTTCATTTGCTTGTGGATCTACAGTAGTCTTTGACTCTTGTTTTGATCCTCCAATAGAAGTTTCTGCAACCTCATCATTACTATAGGCATAACCACCCTTTTCACTATCCCAACGTGGAGTTTCTCCTCTTGATAATGCTTCAAGGTATTCAATTGGTTTCTTAGAATAAACATCTTCCCAAGTCAATTCATCATTGATCCAAGTATTCATTGTTTCCACATCTTCGTGAGTTGGTGTTGGGTCATCATACATTACAGTTTGAATTACTGTATATACCGCCCCTTTTGGAGTTTTTGCTTTGGTAAGTTCCAAGATTAAATCACGACCTTTATCAGGATCGGTAACATCACCTTTTGCTTTCCAAATTGGAATAATTTTATCAAGGATCCCTTCTTGTTTGTAATTGTGTTTAAATCTCCAAAACTTAACTCCGTCTTGTTCGTTATCACGATCAATTACTTTAACGATATAAAACTTACGAGCTTTATATTGTCGTGCCATTTCTTTGTCAGATTCTTTACCCGTTGACATTAATTCTTCATGAACCTCATTCAATGGTGATCTCTCATTATCATTTTTTCCTGGATCATAGAATTTTTGCCATTTACCGTCCACATTTAGTTCGTGGAACCATACTTCTTTGAAAGGTGAAGACCCATCAGTTGTTGGTAATATTCTAAGTCGTTTCTGACCTTGTTTCTCGTTATCCTTAAGGATAGCCGCGAAATATTTTTTCATTCTTTCGTCCTGAGACATTTTTGAGGTGTTAGAAGAACCACCTTGTTTTGAGCTTTCATACTGAGCCAAAACCGCATCTAAAACATTTGTTGTCGCCATATATATATTAATTAAAAGTTTACATAGAAAGTATAAATAGAAAATTGTGTGTTGTCAACTTGTTGTCGTAAATAAAACCACAAAATGTGGTTTTATAATTACGGCATCATATCATCATCATCATAGGAATTAAAAGTTCCCTTAATTTCGTTTGGTGAAAAGTCCTCAACATCATCCGATGTTAAAACATATTCATTTTTTCCCGATTTTTCCATATCTTCTTCTTTGTCAATGAAAAAATCCGATAGTTTTTGGTTAAACGGTCCTGAATCCAAACTTCTTAATTCTAATTTTTCTTGTGGGGTTTTAGGTCTCATTTTTTCAACTTTAACCTCAAGAGCATTAAGAGCATTCATAATTTTATCCATTTCACCCAACTTAGATTCCATATTCTCAAGTTGGCCAAATAAATTATTAAAATATTCCTCTTGTTTATCCTCAATATTTTTTTGTGATTTTACCAAATCAGTAATCTCAATTTCTTCTTTTTCGTCCTCCTCTTTACCAACTTCTTCAACATCAGGATCATTTGCAATGTCAATAGGTTCAGGTGTTGGTCCTGCTGGTGGTACAGGTGCTGCTGCATCAGGTGCAGGTGGAATATCTCCCGGTAATGGTGCCGCATCAGGTGCCGGTGGTACATCTCCAGGTAATGGTGGTGGTAAATCAGGAATGTCTTGTTCCATAATATAACTATTAATAGAATTATATCTCTTAATTTCCTCTAAAATCTTTTTGTCTACACTCATTTTATTATCCGTTTAATAATTGTTTAATACCTGTTTTAGTCTCTACTTGGATTTTTTTGTTTGTATTCATAGTATTGTCAACTCTCTCAATTAAACCATCTTTCATTCTAATTGTGTAGCAATCACCACTATCAAGGTCACAAACTTCTTTATAACCATTACCCTTGTCTTTTTCTGTAACTCTTGTGTTTTTACCCAAGTAGTTATCCAATATTAATTTAGTGTTCATAATTTCTTTTATATATAAATATCATTAAGTATTAAAAAATTTATGTGTTGGTAGATTATTGACCTACATTCAATCTATATTCGTTAATCGCCCCAATAACTATGTTCTCATATTTGAGTTTTTCATCTTCAGGTAATTTGTTATATACATTATCATCACTTTTAAATGGAAAATTAATAACATAGAATTTAACAATTGCTTTAGCCAATTGTTGAGGATCAAGATATGTTATAAAATTTAAAACATAACTATTGAGATCAGATATTTGACTACCATATTTACTAATCATAAAATCAACAAAATTATCAAAACTTTCAAATATTGCCAATGGTACTTTATTTGTATCACAAAAATATTTTTTATTGAAGTTTGTGTCCGACCCACCATACGACGATGTTAATGGTATTGTTCCATAATTGTTGTCATAACTATTAAATTTACTACTTAACCTTAATGACATTATTGAATAAATTAACAATGATAAATTTTCTTTCTTTGTTGGGTCATTTAATTCGTTGACTTTTTGGTTAATTGTTCTTATTGCATCTTTAATTGTTATCGTTGTCTTAACCGGTGTTTCGGTTGTATAGTTTTTATATGTTGAATACAAATTATCACCACATTCTTGATTCGCACTTAAACCAACACTCACATCTGTATTGTTAACAACATTATTTGTTTGTCCTATAACGTTAGTAGTATTCGTATTTACTGACTTATTATTTTGTTCAACTCTTTCTTTAATACTTGAAAGTATTTTTGTACTTAACGACTGGATAAACCCTTCAATTTTAGGGATACTATAGAACGGTTGTCTTTGACCTTCAATTGTCGTATCAAACCCATCCACATTTATTCTATGTGAAACTTTAGTAATCATATATGGACCACTAAACATAGGAACATTTCTTAAATTAAAATACATCATAGGTTGCATAATAGCATTACCCAACATATCAATACTACACTTATAACTTCTATTTTTATAAAGGTTATATAGTGAAGTACTTTGAGTGTAACCACCTCTATTTTTATCTAAATTTGCCATTTGGTTTAAGACCTCTAACGACTCACTTGTTGGTAATCCTGGATCTTGAGCAATCTCAAACTGTTTAAAAATTTGTTGGTTCTGTGGTCCAATATCAACATTAAACCCAACAACCTTGTTTGATTTATCCCAATTAGTTTTACCATCTTGATTTTCCAATA